TTATAGAAAGGCAGAAGAGCCTTATATAGTACCTTGTATGTCTACGTGTGGTATGATGATGTCGCGCTATCTTTATGATCTACTTGGTGGATGGCCTAAAGAACTTGGTATCTATGGTGGGGGAGAAAATTTCATCAATTTCACTCTCGCGGTGTTAGGGAAAACCGTCAGCATATACCCGACTAGAGCTTTACATCATCTAGCTGAGAAACGTGGATACAATTATGAGTTTGTAGACTATAAACGTAATCAGATCATAGCTACCTATATGTTTGGTGGCAAAGACAGAGCAAAGAAATTCTCCCGGCACTGTAAACTAGACCAAAAAACCGCTGCGAAGATCGTAGACGACATCGTGGCGAAATGCGCTGATCATCGTGGACATATAAAAGATCAACAAATCATCAGTATAGAGGATTGGTATGACAAATGGGTGCAACCGTGAGACAAACTCAATACTTTAGTACAATACAGGATTTATCGCTAACTGCCCAACAAGAGGCCCTACTACACTCGCTTATGCCGATTGTGCACAGTGTTTGCAGTACGTTTAATGTCCAGATTCGTTCAAAGGGCGACGACAGGACGCATACTAACTACGATGATATGGTGCAGATGGCATGTATAAAATTAGTACTGGCGATAAAGAGAAGTGGATTAATAGATAGAGAATTTCCAGTTAGGTACTATACCAGAGTAGTAAGTAATGCGTGCCTCAATCAAATACACAGAGCCCGTATACGAGACTACAAGAAGTATCATTACGACTTAGACACAGCTGTCAATATACCAAGCACGGGATCGGTAGAAGACAAGATACTAGCAGAGCAGTTATTGGATAAGGTTCCCACTGACATTACACGCAAGGTGTTAATACACTACTATGGTATAGATTGCGCCCCTAAGTCGTTAGAGTGGATTAGCGATAATCTACATATAACGCGGGAATCGGTATCAAGAAGACTCTGGCAGATGAAACAGAAACTAAAAAAGGAAGCACACAAATGGGTGACGAGCAATTAAAGATGCTAATGGAGAATTACAAATCCCAAGTGGAAATGAACACTAAACTACTGGAGCAGCAGAAATGGTTTTTGACCCGATTAGAAGAATCTACCAACAGGCTTGTAGAGGCGATACACGCTCAGACTACTGGTATCCAAGGGAGTATAGAGACAGAGACAGCGAGGTTAGGGCAGAAGATGACAGAGGAACACGGTGGATTAAGCATTCGGATATATCTCGCACTAGGAGGGATGGTTAGTATATTAGCGACATTAATTACATTGTGGGTGGTGAAATAAAATGTTAGATATAATAAAAAGAATGGAGCGTTTAGCTGAACTGGAGTATGATAAAATGTCTCAGCCGGGCGGTAAATTAAAATGTGATTGTGGTAGAATATTCGATCCAGACAAAGAAGGCGGTACAGTTTCACCAAATCCATACGCCATGCCGGTGTGTGGTGAGTGCTTAGAGGAAGCGTATAATAGATATGAGGAACAAAATAGTAATGACAGAATTACCAATAACTAAATGTTTATGCGGCGCAAACCCGGTAGTAGAAAAGGCGGAGATAATATCAGAGGATTACCTCGGTTCGATATGGGTAGAATGTCCTAAGTGTGGCCGTAAGGGACACCCCAATATCTTACGCAAAGACGCTATCTGGTGCTGGAATCGCATGAGGGAGATGGATAATGGACGATGATAACTGTTATATATGTGGAGTCAAAAGAATACTAGTTAAGCCAGGGGTGACGGCGTGCCCTAATTATTATGGATCGCCAATGCACAATTGCGATTGGGTGGTATTTCAAATGAGAGATGGATTGACTGAAGAGAAGGCAAAAGAGGAATGTAAAAAGCGTTTAGAGAGTACATATAAATGTACTTTAGAAGAGTATTTAACCGCACTTAATAATTTACCGGATGATTGGAGTAGATCATGACCAATAACGAAGTAATACAAGATTTCAGGGTTCGTATGCAGGAGCCCTATAGAGAGTACCTGAAGAACGTCTCAGAGATGGCCCCATCGCTCAAGACCTTGGAGTTGTTATTGAGGTTATGCACACCTGGCGATAGTGTCCTAGATCTAGGTACCGGATTTAGTTCGTATGTATTGAGGTCATATTTTGGAAAGTTGAGCCTGGAGATATTGTCGGTGGATGATAATGCCGGCTGGCTGGTAAAAACCAAAAAATACTGCGATAACAAGCTGTGTTTCGACACTGGCGGGTTTGTTCCTTGGAATTTATTGGATAGTAGGTGCAAGGGCCCTGTAGACATAGTGTTTATGGATCTGGGAACGACCCGACGCCGAGTATACTACTATGGGGAACTTCTCGAAAAGTATTGTAATGAGAAGACTTTTATTTTATTCGACGACATGCACAAAAAGGTACTCCACCACGCACTACACCAAGAACTCAAGAACTACACGTATTTGGATATTCCGGTAATGGACATTACCAAGGACGAGTTTGGGAGGTATTGTAAGCTGATTACCAGACTGAGGAGGAAATAGGACTATGACTGCGCAAGAAGCGATAAAAATAGCAGCTAGGCTAAGAGTGGTGTCTCTAGATGAGTGCCCGCCAGGATCACGATTGCCCAATGGGTTTTGTGAAAAACAGATTAAATGTGTGGAGTGCTGGACTAGATTCTGGAGAGGTGGATACAAGAAAGTACCATATAATAAACCAAAGGAGGAGTAATATCATGACTGCTGAAAAACTATTAGAATACATAGCCGATTCTTTGGATTTTAGTTATAATGACGATTGGCCTGATGACCCTATGGTTACGCTTGGAGAATGTTTACCAGGCATGAATGCTAATGAGTGCGAGAAAGGCATCAGTGGATGCTTGGAATGTTGGAAAAAGTTTATGAGAGGGGGCTATAAGCAGCATAGGACGGAGGGGGTGTCGAATGGGTAAATACACAAACGAACCTCGACTTCACCCCGCAACCGGTGAAGAGGGCGATAGCGCAAAATTCCAGGTCCGCATGGACCCAAACTGGATACGACAAATGAACATCATAGTGAAATCTCCTAAATTCCCCTATGTCTCAAAAGGCGAGATCGCCAGAGACGCGCTGTTCCGGCATTTCATCTGGCTTGAAACATTTGAGATCCCAGAGGGGTCAATACTTCACCAGATCCAATCAATGGTGGATATGTTAGAGGAAGAGAAGATCCAGCAGGGATTTGAGAGGGTTGTAAAGAACCTGGGCGAGCGGGTATCGTACTTCACCCAGAGCGGAGCGAGAAACGAAGCGATTAAGTGCGTTCTGCGTACCCTGGGGTATGTGGATGAGATGGTAGAGGGGTATTGGAAAGATAAATTCAGTAGAACGATAAGAGAGAGATATGCGGGGTTATTAAAGTGCGCGCCGAAAGCGAGTCTAGGGAGTACAAAGGCGATCAGTGAGAGTGAGAGTGAGGGGATTGAGGAGATGTTAAACGCAGATATATCAGAGGAGGATATACGATAATGGAAAGATTGAAAATGTTAATACTAGTAGTATTGCCAGTATTATTGATAGGCTGTTCTGGAACGGCGGCATGGACTAACGCAACCAATCCAATAGAAAAAGGGCTAGTTTATGTGGGATCTGCGATAGTTATTCATGGTATACTACAGGTCTGTTTTAGAGAGTAAAACACCAAAACCTAGATCAGAGGAGGATATACGATAATGACATTACAAGAACTAGTGGACTATATGAAACCTGATTTTTTGGATAGATGTGATAGGTGCCCACCAGACAACGATATGAAAGATGGTTGTAAATACATAAGAGATAGGGCAATACCTAACTGTTTAATTTGTAAGAAAGATTTTGTCGAAAACCGATATAAAAACTACAACCCAAACAGTAGCACCACTTGCAGTAGTATCGTAGAGGTGCCACATTCGACACCGAGTTGGGGGGTCTGATCAGTGATTTATTTACCATCACCAGTCGATCTCGGACTACCATCAAAATTTCGCAAATGGCGTAGTGGGCAGGTCCACGCCATAATGGATATGGTAGACCACAAGCAGCGATTTCTAACCCAAATCCAACCTACCGGGTCTGGCAAGTCTCTCTGCTACGTGACATCTGCAATGCTGGGCAGTGGGCGTACCTTAATCCTCACATCACTCAAAGGTCTCCAGGATCAGTTAATGACCGACTTCAGCGACGAGCCAGGGCTGGTAACGGTAAAAGGAAAATCCGCCTATGAATGTCCCAAAACACACACGTCTTGTGAGTGGGCTCCGTGCAATTTCGGATCATTTTGCAATTATAAGCGCGAACCTGGATGTCCTTACCACGACGCGATACGCCGCGCCAAAGTGTCCGATATAGTGGTAGCGAATTACTCATTCTGGCATTCACACAAACCCGGTATACTGGGGGATTTTGACCTATTGGTATGTGACGAGGCTCACAACGCAGTCAATCACCTGACCGATAGTCTGTCAGTGTATTTGACTAGGAAGTCGCTGACGAAAACAGGGATCAAATGGCCTGAGAAGTCAGCTAACCACTGGGAATGGGCCAACTACGCATACCACACTATCGATGTGGCTATCAAAGAGCGACTACAGAAACACGCGGGGGCTGTGAGGAATCTGACCAGCGAGAGTTTTAAAAGCTTGCATAAGCTCAAAATGAAACTAAAGCGCCTGACTGAGCAAAACCCTGCTCAATGGGTAGTGGAGTATTTTCATGATTACATCACGTTCGATCCGTTGTGGCCACCGGAGTTCGCTGAACCGATGTTATTCAGGGGTATTGATAGGATTTTGTTGACATCCGCTACCATGGGCGAGAGCACGCTAAACATGCTAGGAGTGCCTAAAGACAATTCACTCACTAAGGAATACCCGTCATATTTTCCAACAGAGCGGAGACAGGTATACTACATCCCTACTACACGAGTGGATTTTCGCATAGACAATCTCGGTTATGAACTCTGGTGTAATCGAATCGACCAGATAATCTCCAAGAGGCTTGACCGAAAAGGTATCATACACACAGTGAGTTATGCCCGACGCGACCGGATTACTAATGTGAGTGAATACTCGGAATATTTCTATACCCACGCTTCTAGGGGGATGCTGGCGTCGCTACAGAAGTTCCGCAATGCTCTCAAACCAGCGATATTGTGCTCGCCATCAGTGGTGACGGGGTGGGATTTTCCCTATGATCAATGCGAGTATCAGATCATAGGTAAGATACCGTTCCCGGATGCGCGACGAGCGGTGGACAAGGCGCGTAAAGAAAGAGATCCAGATTATCATTGTTGTATGGCGATGCAGAATTTAGTTCAGACTTGTGGCAGGGGGATGAGGTATCAGGATGACCAATGCGAGAACATGATTATTGATGATCATTTTGTGTGGTTCGTGAGGAAGTACGAGAAGTTCGCACCGAAATGGTGGTTAGACGCGGTGAAGACCGTAAGGACGATACCGGAACCGTCAGAGAGACTTAAAGGAGGGAGGTACTAATCAGTATGTTGAAGTATAGAAAAAGAAAATTAAGGGCAGGATCAGGATCGAAGTCAGGGGCAAAGTCATGGTCAGCGTCATGGTCAGGGTCAGAGTCAGGACCATGGCCAAGCTATTAACTACATAACAGCGTAAGTTACACAGAGCGGCGCCAATCAAAGGCGCCTAATAACAACAACCCATAATCAACAGGAGGGTAAAATGGGAGTATCATTAAAACCAAGTCAAGCAGTAGAAGGCGGTGGATTATTAGATGATGTCGATGTAAAAGTAGTCGAGGCACGATTTGCGATGTTTGATTACAACGGTAGTCAGCAACCAGTGCCGACAATCAAATTATCATTGGATGTAATGGACGGGTCAGACCCAATCCAGCAGTATTGGTCGGTTGGCAAATCATTAGACTGGATTCCTAGCGATGATGGTAAAGAATTAGTGCCTATAGGTAAAGCAACTCAATTAGTCACTACATCTAATGGTATGCTATTATTAGCATCACTTGTCAATGCTGGATTTCCTGAGAGTAAGATTGATGAGGATATATCCGTGTTGGAAGGAATGGAATGTCACGTCAATAGGGTAGCCGCACCCAAACGGGAGGGGCTAAATATAAATAATGAAGGTAAAAAGCGAGATAATACCATACTCACAATCACCAAAATCATCAAATACCCCTGGGACGCAGACACGAAAGCCAAAACCACTACCAAAACCCGGGCCAAAACCAGCTCCAAATCAAAGCCCAAAACCGCTGCAAAAACCGAGACCAAAACCGAATCTACCACAGACGTGAACGCCGCTGCTGAGGCGTTTGTACTGGAGGTATTGTCGGATGACGAGACGCTACAGAACTATCCCGATGGGATACCAAAGGCTAAACTCATACCGGAAGCGTTAGCGCGACTGAAATCTGATGATCCTAATCGTGCGTTTATTGTGAAGAAAGTGTTTGAGGATGAGTTCTTGAATTCCGGGCCGTGGACTTACGAAGGCGGTAGGGTCAAACTCGGATAGAGGTATTGATATGAAATCAACAATGAAACAAACTACCGAGGTCACGCTTATTATGAATGCACGGGAAGCTAATTGGCTAAGGTCGATAATGCAGAACCCGATAGCCCAGAAGCATGACAGAGAGCTGCCAGAAGATGCTGAGATGCGTAAGCATTTCTGGAATCAATTAGTTAAACATACATAGGACATAATAAGTGATGATTTTGTTGGGGGGTGTGGGAATTGGCCTACACCCCCTTGTATTGGGAGAATATAAATGCGCAAAATTAAAATTGGCTTCTTTTATCAGTATCGTGGCAACGGATATGGCCCCTTTAAAACTGAAGAAGAGGCTAAAGAGGATTTTGAACTCAAATTATACGCAGATAAATCAGACGTAGGTATTTGGATAAGAGACGCGTATCAATGTGGAGTACACGAATTCCTTGCCTTACATGGAAGGCCTGAGACAGACGACCGCAAGAGATTGATTGATTTTGAGTTTATAGATCCTGTCAAGCTTGGCTATAAAGAAAAAATTAAAACAAAATATAAATCATTTAAGGAGTTTATAAATGACTTCTACAAGAATGCTATTAAGCACCTCAATGAAACTAGCAGTGGAAAGACTATCCCGCCGGACCGCGATCAACATCAAGCGCATGAATAGATTCGGGGATAAGCCAAACCACAAAACCAAGAACTATACGATAGGTGACATGAAGGTGATGGTCAGTATCGGAATGAAACGCAAAGACGTACTGAAGCAGGCTGATATTAAGGGTTCGGATATGTGCGCTTGGATGATGGATAAACCGATCACTAAGTTCAATGCGCCTAAGGTAGTGGCATTGGGCACTGTATTGGGCGTGAGTGATCCTATTGATTATTTTGAGGAGGAGTAAACAATGTATATTGAAGAAAAAATTAAAGAAATACGTAGCAAACGATCTTATAAAATATGCGAGATTTGCAGAAAACGAACTAAGACAGACTGGTCCAATGCTGGTGAGTACGAAATAGTGACGGCGTGCTTGCTTACATTCCCAAGCCATACGGATATAAAAGAAGCCTTGGATAACGAAAAATGCCCTCTAGGATGCGCTATAAAAGAAGCATTGTTGAGATATTATACTCAGAGTGTCACTCCAGCCGATGTGGTGAAAGCGGAACATACAGTAACAGAGAGGGCGCACTAAATGGAATTTATAGAACTAGATACTGAATTCCCACTTACCGGCTCTGGTGACCGCTCTCTCGACCGACTCCACCTCTCCACTATCTACAACGACCTAGAAAATACGCTTTTCCCCAAATCCACCACTGCCGATATGAATAATCCACTCTGGGCCGAGGTGGGGTTTTTGTGGGAGGACACTCTGGGGCGATCGCTCGCGGATCATTGTAGCCCACGACCTGGAGAGGTAGAGCTAGACGGTATTGTGGGTAGCCCAGACGGATTCGACTCCGATGTCGGTATAGTGGATGAGTACAAATGTACATGGAAGAGTATACGGAATGCACATCCTGAGAATGTATGGAAATGGATGACGCAGGTGAAGGGGTATTGTAAGATGCTGGGGGTGAATGTCGTGAGGTTTCACGTATTGTATTTGATGGGGGATTATAGAGGATCAGGTCCCTTGTATAGGTCTTATCTGTTCCATTTCACCGACAGAGAGGTCCAGGAGAATTGGGATATGTTAGTAAATCATGCAAAAAATAGGGGATGGCTATAGTGGCTAAGACGGATGGTGGTATACCAGATTTTTGTGATAAAAATTATCACAGCGTAAGAAACGAATTAGTAAACGCTTGGAGATACGCATCTCTAGCATTTGGTAAAAGGAGGAATACAGTGAAATTAGAATTATCAGAAAACACAATAAAAGAATTAAAGACAGCTCTAGTAAAGGCTGAGAATAATGTATCAAGAAAAGTATTACGATTAGAGGTTTGTAATGAGGGAAGTTCGTACAGTGTTCATCATAAAACTCATTCAGTTAAGCAAATATTTCATAAGATAGGTGCAAATACACTAATGGCTATATCCACTGAGAGATGGTGCGGAGGATACTATTTCAATAGTGACGAGCTGCTAGTAGGGGAGACATACTTGATAGAAAGTACAGTTTATCATTGTAGGTTAAAATGCAGTTCATATATTGAATTAGAGGAGGCGTAAATGATAAACGGATTCAAAAAAGCAGACGATAAAGTCGTCCCACGACTTATCGCAGCAGTATCGGGCCTAGAAAAACAGGGGAAAACCTCGTTCGCTCTCTCAGCGCCCGGACCGATTATATTTTTCAATCTCGATTACGGGATGGAGGGCGTTATCGGAAAATACACATACCTAAAGGACATCTACGTGAAGGAGTACCGCTATAAACGCAACGACACCGCTGATAAATACGTACAGTTATGGACTGGGTTTGTAACGGATTTCTACGCCGCACTTAAATCCCAGGCTCGCACGATTATAATAGACACTGCAACTGAGGCATGGGAGCTGCTCAGACTGGCGAGGTTTGGTAAGCTCACGCAAGTACAACCATACCATTACGGTCCTGTGAATGCCGAATACATGGCGCTGATGAGAGAAGGGTATTCGTATGACAAAAACATTATACTACTACACAAACTCAAAAAACAATACGTTAACGAGTCGTTTAGTGGTAACTACGAACGCGCAGGATTCAATAACACAGGGTTTTTAGTGCAGGCTAACCTGGAGGTGTATAGAGATGGTCTGGACGGACCATTTGTGTTGAAGATCCTGGATTGTAGGCAAAACTCGTCAGTGGGTGGTAGTGAGGTTGAGCTAGAGGATGAGTTTACCGGATTCCCTTACCTGGCGCAATTGGTATTCCCGAATACCAGCGAGGAGGATTGGATATGAGCGATGAATTAGACCAAGCCCGAAAAAACCTTAGCGACTACATGGATAAAAACCCACAAGTACGTCAATACCAGCGCGAACTCGAACTCGAAATGCTCCCACTCAAATCCCCCCAGGATCGACTTATATTTTTATTACGTAGAATGACCAAGAAAATGAACGAACTAAAGGACATACTAGATGATTTACCTAGACGAGCGAGTGGGGTCGAAGGATCTACTCCCCCTGATGCCGAAGAATAGTGCAAAACTGACTAGGCTGGAATTTGGCGATATTGCGTTTCTGGGCCGGGGAGTTGACGACGCGCCTGTGAGTATTGGTATAGAGAGGAAGAGGTTAAATGATTTCTTGACCTCTCTTACTACCGGGAGATTATCGGGGCATCAACTCCCTGGCCTGACTAACTCATACGATGTGGTATACCTACTGGTCGAGGGGGTATATAGGCCCAATCCCAGAGACGGAATACTGGAAACCCCCCGACATAAAAGTTGGCATCCGGTCACCCTTGGCTCCAGAAGGTTTATGGCCAAGGAACTCTGGTCGTATCTCAACACTCTCCAGATCCTAGCGGGCGTGTATATATGGAAAACCGGCACCGCTAGGGAGAGTGCCCAGTGGATCACTAACCTCTACCACTGGTGGAATTCAAAACCCATGGACGCTCACAAATCCCACACACTAAAGCACACACCGTATGCGCAATTGACAGTGACCAAATCCACGTTTGTCGAAAGAATGGTAGCGCAATTGTCCGGTATTGGTTATAAGAGAGCCCGCGAGGTGTCGAAGCACTTCGGGAGTGCTATCGAGGTAGTAAGCGCAACCGCGAGAGAGTGGACTGCCATACCGGGGATAGGTAAGATATTAGCAAAACGAATCATAGAGGAGATACAAAACAATGAAAATAAATAAAGACTTACTTACGTATGAATGGGCGGAAAGTTTAGATGATGATAGAGTAATACAGGGAAGCGCAATTGGTGGCTATGACTATTATTTAACTGTACCTAAAGAATTACGGAGACCGCTAATTGAGTTGCAGCA